GAACAACGTCATCCACTGGGCGGCCATGACCTGCCGCGAGGAGGGTGTACCATTCGAGGTCGCGATGGAACGCCTGATGGCAGCCGCCGAGCGCGGCAATCACCCCCGCAACCGCGCCCGTGACTCGATCCGGGGGGCCTACAAGCGTGCTGCCCGTGAGTAGCCCGGCGAAGATCACCTTCGCGATGCACGCCAGCACGCGGGACGACTTCTTCGCGAACCTGCTGTCCCAGCCCTCCCCCATCGGCATCGGCGACAAGGTCCGCTTCGACCACTCGACCCAGCTCTGGCACATCTGGGACGGCGTCCGGTGGGCACCCGACATGACGACCATGGTCTTCGAGTTGATCCGGGACCAGATGATGCTGTGGCTAAGCGACCACGACCGGGTCAAGGACAAGGACGACATGAAGCTCTACTCCGTCCTGTTCGACTACGGGAAGAAGGTCTCCGTCCTGAAGTCTCTGGCCTCGATGCCCGCTGTCTCGATGAAGGGCGACGAATGGGACCCGGACCCCAATCTGGTCGGCTTCAAGAACGGCGTCCTCGACCTCCAGACGCTCTCGTTCGACGCCCAACCGTCCCCGTCCCTGCTGGTCAGCCGTTCGACGGGCGTTGACTGGGACCCGCAGGCGGACATGCGCCCGTTCACAGACTTCGTGACCGGCATCATGTCCAATGACGCCGACCTGACGGACTACCTGATGACGGTGCTGGGCTACGCGATGACCGGGGCCAACCGCGAGCAGAAGTTCTGGATGTGGGTCGGGTCGGGGCAGAACGGGAAGGGCGTCCTCGCCCGAACCGTGGCCAAGGCCCTTGGGGACTACGCTGCGACACCGCCGGACACGCTCTACATGAAGACGCGGTACGGAGCGGCATCGAGCGACAAGCCCAGACCCGAGCTATTGAAATTGCAGGGAGCCCGGTTCACGTACATGTCGGAGCCGCAGGGCGGGCAGTTCAACGAGGAGATGCTGAAGGCCCATTCCGGCAACGACCTCATCGAGGCGCGGACCCTGTACGCGAAGAACTTCAAGACCTTCTCCCCCACCCACAAGATCATCTTCCTGACCAACAATCCGCCCCGGACGGAGGACGTCGGTCCATCGATGCAGCGCCGGGTCCGCCTGATCTGGTTCGAGCAGGACTACCGGGACCCCTCCCGCGACGACAAGGGGCTGGAGGATCGGCTGAAGGAGACCCCGAACCTGCAAGGCGCCCTCCGCGTGATGGCCATGTTCGCCAACCACTACCTGAACAACGGCATGACAGAGCCCCAGAAGGTTCTCGGCTGGTCGAAGGCGTACATCGAGGACAACGACCCCATCGCGGCCTTCCTGTCGGAGTCGTGCGTCATCGCCAACGGCTCGTCGGAGCTGTCCGGCCACATGTGGAAGTCGTTCGAGGCGTGGTGTGAGAAGAGCGGGTCCGAGAAATGGACCCGGACAGGCTTCGGCATCGCGTTCTCCCGCCGCTTCCCCAAGGTCCATCGCAATACCGGCACCCACTACTCGGGCGTTCGGCTGAAGAACATCACCGATCAGACCGATGAGGACGGGAATGACAACTAAGCGCGGCATTACTCAACAAAATGCGACGTCCTGTCCCCATTGTGGGGCCCGGCACCGCACAATCACGAACGAGCTGTGCCTCGACCGCAAGATGAGCGAGAAAACGCTCCAAGAGCGGGTCGTGGACCGCGCCAAGAGACGCGGATGGGACGTGAAGCACGTCGGGAAGGGCATCGCAGCCTTTGACGCGCAGGGGAACCCCATCTACGTGTCCACCGCCAAGAGCTTCCCCGACCTGTTCATGCTCCATGAGCGTCGGCAGACGGCGCTGGCCGTCGAACTGAAGCGCGAGGAGGGCACATTCGAGCCCGGGCAGCTCGAATACCTCCAGCTCCTCAACATCTGCGGCATCCCGGCAATTGTCATTCGCCCCTCGGACTTGCGAAGGGGGGTCGTCAATGCGATCCTTGATGGCCGATGAAGAAGACCTACGAGCGCTGCACCGTCTGCGCCAATCCAGACCGGCGCAGGGTCATCGAGGCTGGCTGGAACGCGGGGATGAACGCCACTGCGATCCGACGCGTCATGGAGTCGCCTCCCACGAGCGAGGCGATCATGCGGCACATCCGGGACCACGCCGACGGCGACGGGAACACCCGCCAGCTAGAGGTGGACGTTGAGATGCCCATGCGCGACAGGGTCTACGCCATCCAGAAGATGCAGGTTGACGAGATCGAGCGCCGCATCGAGCTGGCCAAGACCCGGGCTGATGACATGAACCGTGCGCGGGAGAACCTGACGGACGCCGACGGCAACCCGTTCCCGCCCGTGGACTGGTCGGACTTCTACGACATCCTGTCCGTCAAGGCGCAGGCGGCGATCTCCTCGATCCTGAAGACCCAGACCATCGCGGACAAGCGAGAGAAGGCGCAGGGCGACCTGAAGCTGGGGCTGTTCGAGGCCATGGCCTCTGCGGGGCTTGCCCCGAAGGCGCTCGTTGGCGGCGTCTCCGTGCCGATGCTGGTATCCGGGGAGGACGAAGAAGATGGCGATTGACTTCCTAGCCGAGTTCGAGCGCTGCCGGTGGGACCCGATCCGCTTCGCGCGCGTGTTCCTCGGCATCCGGCTGCATAAGGGCCAGCGCCAGATGTGCAACGCGTACATCAAGCGCACGGACTCGCGCTGGCGCGCGTTCTACTACTGGATCATGGTGGCTGCTGGGAACCGGGCTGGGAAGACGCTCGCCCTTTCGGTCATCATCCTGCACTCGTGCGTCTACCGGGTCGGGCTAGAGCCCCCCAAGAGCACTGATCCTTTCGAGCTGAAGCGGTTTGGGGCCCTGCCGTACCACTGGTGGCATTTCGCCGTCGAGCAGGCTCCGGCTGAGCAGGTGTTCACCGAGATCGTCAACCTCCTCGGAGGCACGCACCCGGCGCAGAAGTCCTCTTGCCCATGGACATTGGCCATTGGCAACGGAGACTCTGTCGTCGGTGCGCGCAAAGTGGCCAAAGCCACCACCGTTGAAGGGGTGGAGTGGACCGAGGGTCCGAAGGAGCGCGGCGAGTACGCGTGGATCGCGTTCGCTCCCGAGCTGGGTGGGGCGCAGGTCCACTTCCGCAGTACCAAGGCCAAGGCGCTGAGTGCAATTGGAATGAACATGCACGGATTGTCATTCGATGAGGCGGGTCTTCAGGAGGCTCCTCGCCTGCAATACCTGCTGGAGGAGGTCATGCACGCCCGGCGGCTGAGCACGGGCGGGCAGTTCATCCTCATCAGTACCCCGTCCGCCGACACGTCCACGGAGTACGAGGACCTGTGGTACACAGGTGACCCGGACGACCCGTTCTGCGACCCACGCCGGTATTCCATGCGCATGAGCACGCGGGACAACATCGGGTACGGCATTGACCGCGAGTCGTTCGACGCCTTGATCCTGCACCAGCCGCAGGCGTGGATCGACCAGAACATCGACGGCCTGTTCATTCAGGCGATGGGCGTCTGGTTCAACGCGTCGTCCGTGCGGGCTGCCTTCATTGATGACCTGCCCGAGCAGCAGGAGCCGGGCGGAGCGGGCCACGTGTACGCGCACGCGCTCGATCCGGGCCTGAAGGACAAGTGCTGGTCGATGGTCTGCGAGCTGGACCGGCTGGGTTGTCTTGTCGGTGTTTCGCTCGACAGACAGGAGGGTAAGCAGACGACGCGCGGTATCGTTGCACTCGGCGCTCGCGATCATGCGGCGTACGCCAAGGGCGGGGCGGACATCGAGACCGGGGTGGACCACACGGCCCTTGGTGGCCACATGTTCAAGGAGCTGCTGGAGGAGGCGATCCCCGTCGTTCGCACCATCGAGTTCGGCGGCGTGGTCAAGACCAAGCGGCAGCTACTCTCGGACCTCCGTACCGCCTTTGACGAGGGGCGCATCAAGCTGCCAGCGAGTGGGTTCTGGGCCGACGTCCAGCGCCAGTGCCTCAACTACAAGCTGGCCGACCGCAAGATCGATCAGGACCTTGTCATGTGTCTCGCCATTATCGTGAAGCTGGCCCGGTCTCTCCCACTTCCGGGTGCCCCAAAGGTCGGCGAATGGGTGTTCGGGGCCGAGAGGGCCGACCGGGAGGTCACGGCGAAGGAGCGTTTGTTCTCTGGTATGGACATGACGCACACGACAGTTGCATCGCTGTCCCGGCCCGAGTAGACTGGGGGGGCCGTGAGTGACGTTTAGTGGCCGAACAGAAGTACAGCGACCTCACGCTGGAACTCGGTCTTGTCATGGGCGATACGCTCGACATGACCCTCCAGCGTCATCTTCAGAGTCGCATCGTCGGCATCTCGACCGAACACCAGAAGTTCGCTGATGAGTGCCGACGGTATGACGCGCTCTTCTACTCGACCACGTTCACCCAGTTCGGCGCCGATCTTTGGGCTGATGACCCGAACCTGAAGATCGACGGGCGATCCCACGTCTCGCTCAACAATCCGCAGGTATACGTGGAGGTTCCGGCCGCACTTCAGGCCGTCGAGCCCATCGAGAACATCGTCGCCATCGAGGACAGCGAAGAGGCTCGCGACAACGCGAACGCCTTGGAGCGTGTCCGGGAGAGCTGGCGTGTAGACGAGCAGTGGCAGTTGAAGCGCCACAAGGCAGCCACCATCAAGGGCCTCTACGGCCGGACGGCCTCGTTTGTGGCCCCCGACTCGTCCAAGGAATACCCGTGCGCCGACGTGGTCATCAACCCCCGGAACCTCTACATGGGCTTCAAGGATGACAATTACGCCGAGCTGGAGTGGGCAGCGCAGGTCACGCTCATGGACCCGAACACGGTCAAGGAGCGGTACAGCGTGGAGGTCACGGCCAAGGCCCTCAACGACGGGACCATCGTTCCGTGGGTCGTTGGCGCACTGGACGCCACTGGCGCAGACATCCCTCGCCCCGAGCTGAACTGGGGCCCTGCTCGCGTTGAGGTCTGGGATTACTGGTACCGGAAGCCGGGCAGGATGGGCAGGAAGGGCCATCCGGCCAAGATGGACACGTGGAACTGCATCGTTGTCGGGGCCGAGGTCGTGCGCAACGAGAGGTACGGGTACTACGAAGGCGTTGTCCCGTACGTCCCCCTGTTCAACACCTTCGTCCCGGGCGTTCCGACTGGCCGCTCCGAGCTGCACGACATGGAGCAGTTGATCCGCGAGAAGATGACCCGGATCAGCGCTGGCGCGCAGATGATCCAGAAGGCCACAGCGGGCGACTACTGGCAGATCACGGGCGAGAACGCCCCCGCGCGTGGCGCGGCCAATGTCAAGCCGATCCTGAACCAGACTGTGAGCCCCGGCCCCGGCAACCGCTTCGAGGCCATCGCCCCGTACATTGCCGAGTTCCAGTTGGAGCAGTTCCTTGGTCGGATCGACCGGGAAATGGCGATCATCTCTGGCTTGAACGACCTGCTGCTGGGCCTCGCCCCGAGCGCGGTCCTGAACAGCTCCAAGGCCATCAACGCCCTGCTGGCCAACTACGAGTCCCGCATTGCAATGCGTCGTCTCCTCTTCTACGAGTGGGACCGCAAGACGTGGGAGCTGGTCTGCAAGGTGTGGGCCAACATGAAGGGCGAGAACGCCAAGTTCATCAAGCGCATCATCTCGAAGGGGATGCCTCGACTCGACCTCGAAGACCCGTCGCTCAGCCCGCGCGACGAGATGGAGACCGCCTCCCGTGCCGCCAACCTCGTCAACGCCCGCCTCTGGTCGCAGGCTCGCGGCATGGATGCCGTCGGCGTGGACGACCCGCAGCAGGAGCAGAACATCATCCGCCGCGAGTCCACCGATGCCACCCTGTGGCCGGACCGCGTGAGCCTGATGGTTCAGTTGATGACGGCACTCAATGCCGCCAGCGCGGCGATGCCGCAGGGCGCCGCAGATCAGGCCAAGGGTCAGCAGCAGTCTGGCGCGGCTGCCCTTCAGGACGCTCTGGGCGTTCAGACGCCGGACAACACGACCAGCTCGCAGCTCCCCGGGGATCAGGGGATGATGCCGCAGGTCGTTGGTGCTGGGAGCAGCCCGTTCGCGCAGGGCCCGCAGGGCGCGACCGCTTCCGCAACCGGCCCAGCCCCCACGCAGGTCCGGTCGATGATCCAAGGCGGGCAGATGAAGGGGCAGATCGTCAACAGCACGAAGCTTGGGCGTAGGTAGCCATGGCGCGAAGCCGCCGAGGCTCGTTCGGCCTGCAACCCCGGGTCGCCCCCAATGTCTCGGCCCAGATCATTGCGCTCGCCCGAGAGTACGTCGCCAAGCGCGATGCGCTCATCATGGACGCGTGGCGCAACGGGGGCACGTTCGAGGGGAAGAAGGCCACTGACGATATGGTTCTTGCGTACTGGCGTGGCCGCGCGAAGGACTTGTCCAAGGGCGATCCCGAATACGAGAGCGCCAAGAACAACATCATGCAGCTCCAGTACGCCATCGAGCAGTCGAAGGCCGATGTGCTTCACCTTCAGGGGAAGATGTCCGACAACGCGTACGCCCAGTTCTTCCTTCGGTGGGCGAACAAGGTGCCCAAGAACAGCGAGTTCTACCGCACCCTCCAGAAGGACGCGGCCCAGCTCATCGAGGGGGCCAAGGCGAAGGCACGAGCCGACGCCGAGCGCGCCAAGACGGAGAACTTCAACAAGTTCGTGAAGAACACGACGGACAGCGACATTGCAATCGGAAGCGCCATGACGAACGCGCTGGATGCCATGTCGAAGAAGACCGGCCTGAGCGTCACGGGCAACGGCGACGAGCTGCTGGCGATGCTGACGACCGACGTGAAGGCCAACCCGGACTCCTATCGCTACCTTCTGGACACGATCAAGAAGGGCGATCCCGGCTGGGACGGCAACCTCACGGAGGGGTACTTCAACCAGCACATCAAGTCTGCGGTGCAGGGATACAGCCAGATTGCTGACCGCGCGCAGAAGGGCGGGTACGTGTCTGCGTACGCCAATGCGACGCAGGGGATGGATGCGATGTCGAGCTGGGGGCAGAACCTGCGGGTCTGGCCGGTCGCTGAGTCGTACTCCCACGCCGAGTCCTCCTTCCTGAAGGTTTGGAACGACCCGAACGCCTCCCAGATGGACAAGACGCAGGCCGCAGCCGCGTTCAGCGACCGCCTGACCCGCTTGGGCAAGACTCCCGGCATCGATGCTGGGACGAAGTCCATGCTCGATGCAGACGCAGCCCGGCTCCTTGGGCAGGACGCGGGGGACAGTCCCTCATTCGGGCCGGAGCGGCTGGGGCGTCAGGGCGTTGACCCGGCAATGACAATGCAGATCGGTGCTTGGACGCAGACTGCGGCCGAGATGGCGGCCAACCCGACGGCTTGGTCCTACGCTCCGGTTGATGCGAACGGCCAGTTCGACGTGACCGGGCAGGGCCCGCTTGGCATGGTCCCGGCTGGCTCCGTTCAGCCGGGCGCGCAGGCCGTGATGGTCCCGGGGGCCGACGGCAAGGCCGTCATGGCGATGGTGATGCCACATGCCGTCTACTCCGTTGACCCGAACAACCCGTCCGCCAACCCGAAGCTCGCTGGATACAAGCTCAGCTACAACGTGGGTGGCAAGACCATTACAATGTGGGGGTACAAGGACAGCACGGAGGCGAAGGCCAACCACTGGTCCCTTGTCTCGCCGATTGCGGAAGATGCCACGGCAGCCGTGGACTCCAAGGGCGATGTGTACGTGACGCCTGCGGCTGTTGATCTCACGACCCAGCTCGCCAAGGTGAAGGACAAGGACGGCAATCCGATTGTCCTGACGGACGAGCAGAAGAAGAGCCTCTTGGATGGGGGCAGCATCACGGCCATCACGTCGGACACGTCGGCCAAGGACACGGCTGGTGTCAAGACGACCGTCACCCTAGCGATGAAGAGCGGTTACTTCACGTCCACCACCAAGACGGATCAGGTTGACGCCAAGGGGACCATTGTCGCCTCCACGACCGACCCTACTGCGCTCACCTCGTTCGAGGGGCAGGCTGCCTTCTCGCCTTCCCGTCTCGCGGCCGGAGAGGTTGCGGGCGTCACCTTCAACTCTCCGCTGGCGGCGTCGGTTCAGGCTGCGAGCTACACCCAGACGCAGGATCAGGTCAGTCGTTACGCGTCTGATCCGGCATTCCAGCAGGCGTTCCTGTCGCAGACCATGCAGTCGCTCCAGACTGACAATCCGTACGATTGGCGCATCGCTGCCGCTTGGAACAAGGTGACTACGGCTACGGCTGGTGCGGGCATCCCTGACTACCGGACCCCGATGAGCGCTGCGGAGCGTGCCGATCTGCGCTACCCCGGGGAGCTTCCCAAGAATGATGCCGCGTACGGGAGCAAGCTTTCCATCAACTTCGGAGCGTCCGGTGAACTCCGGCTGCCGAACCTTCCGAGCTACCTCGGGAACCAGCAGATCAATGCGAACATGGGCCCGCTTGGCGATGCGGCAAAGACAATTCAGGGCATCATGGGCAACATCCTTCCGGGTCTCGGCGCCCCGCCCCAGCAGCCGCAAGGGAGTCCGGCCCCGAACGCGACGCCGTCCGGGGTCAATACCACCCCGGGCGCCACCCCGGCGAACCTCCCGGCGCCCACTCCCACCCCGGCGCCCACGAGCGTTCCGGCGTCATCCTCCACCTCCCCGACTGCGACCCAGTATCAGAATTGGCCGGGTGGGGCTAAATGATCGACTGGACGAAGATCGACCCGCCGAACTCGCCGACTCCGACCACCCCTGACACCACGGCTCCAATTCCTGCGGTGACGTCCACGGCGCCTACGGTGACGCAGCCGGTGCAGACCCCTACCCTCGGTCCGTCCCAGAGCGCCCCATACGAGACCGGCGTGTGGAAGCCTGCCACGCAGGAGCAGGTGGACGCGATGGACCCCAGCGAGCGCATGGCTCGTGGTATCGATTACCTCGGCTACACGCTGTTCGGCAAGGGCAACGGGTCGCCGTTGGGCGGCATCCCCGTCCTGCCTGAAGCGCTTGGGATGGCGGGTAACGTGTCCCACGATCTGGCCACGACCACGCTGGTCAGGCCCTTCGAGGCTGGCGCCGGAGCGCTGGCCCGCATCCCGATGGCGTGGCTCCCGGGAGGCGCGGACGAGAAATTCAACAGGATCGGCGAGTGGTCCAAGACCAACGACCCCAAGGTCTATCAGGAGTGGCAGCTCGTCAATGCCGCCGCGAACTCCGACGTTCTGTACGGCGGGAACCTGAAGGCTGATTTCAATATGGAGGTGGCCAAGTACATCGATGACCAGCAGTACGACTCGTCGCTGGGCACGACCCCGGAGCTGGCGATGCACGGCGAGGGTGTCGGCTCGCTTGGGGGTATGATCAGCCACGCAATTCAGGGCTTCCTCGGGGTTGGCAGCAACTTCATGCAGGACGTGGTCGAGCCGACCGGCCTGTTCGACCCCTATTACAATCCGGGGACGAAGGTAAGCCACCTGCTGGACGCGGCTGCGAACCCCACCAAGTACGTCGTCAGTGCGGGCGGGAACACCAACCTCAACCTCGACACGATGAATGACTTCGAGCGGTACGCCGTTCAGAACGTGCAGTCCGGCAAGTGGACTGAGCAGCAGGCGCAGGACTGGATCGACCAGAACATCAACGCCAAGCTGGGCCGCATCCAAGAGGCGGCAGTACGGCTTGAAAACGGTATGGAGGTCAGCGACGTCGAGCAGCGGGCAGTTGAAATGTGGAAGACTGGCGGCTGGTCGTTGGAGCACGCGCAGGACTGGATGGTCTCCCACGGGCAGGGCGTCACGCGCCATCCCGTCGGGCAGATGGTCGGCACCGTCCTCCTCGATCCCCTGATGTACGCCACGCTGGGAGCTGGCGCCGTATCTAGCCTTGGCGCCGAAGGGGTCAGGGTCGCGGGGGTTGCTGGCGTGAACGTGGTCGGCACTGCCCGCTGGGCCGGTCCGGCCGCTAGGTTTGCCGCCAGCGCGGAGAACGTCGGCAATCTCACGCGCGTTGCAGCCAGCGCTGACACCTTGTTCGAGAAGGCTGCCGTGTCCGTCGCCGCAGTCCAGAAGAGCCAGCTTGGAACCGCCTTCCGCATCGGTCGCGGGATGTTCGACCCGTTCGCGGTCTACAAGCCGAGTACAGTTGCGCGCGCAACTACCGACCTGCTCTCCGCGAACGCGTTGAAGGCTTTTGAGAGGACTCACGGGACGCCTGCCGTTCAAGAGGTCAGGGCCATCGCCCGCGAGTCTGGCCTTGGGACTGAGGTTGACAGCGCGATCTACTCGTACACGATGGATCAGGCAAGGCTGATGGTGGGACGGACGTACGTTCGCCGGATGCTGGACGAGGGCCTTGGAGAGGAGCTGGTCCAGCAGGACATCGAGGAAGTCGTCAGCGCGTTGGTTCGGAACGCAGGACGCGATGCCGAGACCCAGCTCGTTGACCACATGTACTCGGTCAGCAGGTCGTCGTTCCCGCCGGAGGAGGAGGCCAATCTGGCCGGGCGCATGTCCGTCATCTTCGGGAAGGACGTGCCCTACTGGGAGAAGAAGCTCGCCACCACGTCCCATGATGCGAAGGCTGTTCTCCACGAGGTCACCTACAAGCGTACCGAGGTTGAGTACGAGCAGGCTCGCGCGATGGTGAACGCCTCTGAGTATCATGGCGAACTGCCTCTTGACAACATGGTCCTGATGACGACCAACACGCTTGACGACGTCGTTGCGGCGGACATCATCGGCAACATCACCTCGATCCTGAAGAACGCGGACGAGCCGCAGCGCATTGCGGCTGCCACCGCCGAGTGGAACGCGCAGGCCATGCGTTACCCGAAGATGGCCAACATCGGCTACGCAACGGGCGGACAGGAGCAGGTCGAGAAGCTGGTCAAGGAGCTTCAGAAGCACTTGGATGCTGGGCTCATCACCAAGCGTGCCGGGGATGCGGAGCTGGCCGACCCCCTGCTGAAGCCCGTCCGTGACGTGCTGGATCGGCACTCCGTTCCCACGGATGTCACGCTGACGCCCGCCGAGTTGCTGGCGCGTGACAAGCAGGCGGAGATGGATGCCTTGTTCGCCGTCCACCAGTTGGGCTTCCGCGAGGTGTCGGCTGCGGAGTTCCACCCGGCCATCAAGCGGGCGAGCAAGGTTGTCAAGAGCAATGGTCGCACCGTTGGGGAGACGGTCTACGTCTACTCCAAGGGCGAGTACGCGAAGATGCGCCTGTTCCTCCGGGAGGATGGCAAGACCGGCTTCGCCATCAAGCCCGACGGCGATCTCGTCTCCGTGTTCAACGTCGGCGAGAAGAGGATCATCGAGAGGATCGTCAAGTATTTCGACCCGCTTGGTGGGACCAAGGGCTACGCGCTTGACGAGGGCCGCCTCATTGAGTTGTTCGGGCTGGGCGGCCAGAGGGAGGTCCGGCGCGTGCCGTGGGACCCGCAGTACGCTCCTCCCGGGTGGAAGGGCGGTACGCCTGACGTCGTCTACATGGAGACCCCTCGCCACGCCACGCGCGCACCGCAGCCGGGTGTCCCCTTCCACGACCTTCCAGCCGAGGAGCAGCAGCGGGCGGCCAAGCTGCTTGCGGACCGTGGCTACCTGTTCCACGGGTCAGCACTCGATCCCCGCAAGGGCGGCAAGGTGCTGGCTGGCGAGGGGTTCTTCACCACGGAGAGCTTCGACTACGCCAACATGTACGGACGCGGGACGGTCAAGAACTCCGCTGCCGATGCTGCCAAGGGCACGGTCTACGTGGCCAAGCGCCCGGATGTTGTCGCCGATCTCGGCGATCCTGCATTTCAATCCAAGCTACGTGACGGCGTGGCGGCCGATCTCGCCGTGCAGATGGCCGCCCACGACACCGGGACAGCCGCGATAGAGCGGTCCGCCAAGCGGGTCGCGAATGCCACCACTCCCCGGGAGATGTCCTCCGCCCTGTCCGAGTACGCGATTGATCGCGCAAAACTGCTCACGCCGAAGAAGGGTATCGACAACTCGTACGTCGGCGACCTGCTGCGCTCGTCAACGGATGCGCCAGCAGTCCGCTTCCCGGCCGAGAACATGGGCTCCGTCGGGGGCAAGGACGGCGAGCTGGCTGGGACCATTGTCTTCCTGAAGAAGCCCGAATTGAAATCCATTGACGACGTCATCGGGTACGACCCGGAGGCCATCGCCAAGCGCGCCAAGTACGAGGCCGACATGAAGGCATACGACGCCGCGCAGGCCGCGCAGGCGGCAGTGGTGCCTGATCCGCGCGAGGTTGCGGTGCCGTCCGGCAAGTTCGAGGACGTTGCAGATGCTCTCGGTGCGCCGAGGGTCGAGCCCACGGGGACGCCGGAGTTCGTGTTCCGGGCCATCTCCGATGAGGACTGGCAGGGCATCCAGAAGCGCGGGTACATGCAGTCCGACGGGCGGATGAACCTTGATGCCAGCCTGCCAGCGGCACAGAAGGAGGGGACGGTTGCGTCCTCGACCGACACGGGCACCTTCTACATGCCGGGCGGTCTGCGGAGCAACCCCGATGGGACCTACATCGGGCGTGTCGTCAAGATCAAGGTTGCCGGTGGGGCGAAGTGGACGAAGGCGAAGGACGGGTACTGGAAGACGCCAGACAAGGTTCCGAACGCGGACATCGTCGCGGTCAGCCCGCCGATCACCCGGACGGTGAAGACCGGACCCCGCGAGCGGACGTGGGCCCAGTTCCAGAAGGACATGGGCATCACCCCCGGCAGCCCCGAGGATGCGTCCTTCCGCGCCTCCTATGCCAAGGACATCGAGGTTCGTGATGGGGTCGAGTGGATCATTCAGGGGAAGGACAACCCGATCCGCATGGATGACTTCACGGTTGGCTCCCCCGCGCTGGACCCGAAGGCGCAGGAGCGGTACATCGCGGCCAAGGCCAAGTTCGACGCTGACCAGTTGGCGTACAATCAGGGGGAGGCAGCGGACGCCGCAGCGCAGGCCAAGTATGACGCTGATCTGAAGGCGTGGAATGCGGCCAACGCCGACGAGGTCGAGAAGATCAAGCTCCACGCCGAGGCCCGAGCCAACTACGAGGCCCAGACGCAGGGGTGGGCCACGAAGCAGGCCCAGCACGACGCCGAACTCGCGGCGGCTCGCGCCAAGGGAGGTCTCATCTATGACAATCCCGAGGCGCACGCCAAGGCCCTCGCGAAGCACACTGCCGACAAGGCCGACTACGAGGCAGGGTGGAACGCATCCAAGCGCTCGTCCAAGGCCGACCTCGACGCTGCCGAGGCGCGCTACGAGGCGAAGAGCCCGAACTCCGGCAACATGTTCGCTGCGGGCTGGACGGATGAAGCTGCGGGGAACGCGAAGTACGGCGCTCTCGGCAAGGAGCCGCAACTTGTTGCCCCGGCAGTTGACAAGCCGCAGGCCCCGATGCCTCTCCACAAGGACGTCCCCGAGCGCGGCGACCCGTTCGAGATCGGTGGAGTCAAGTACCACATCATCGGTGAGGACCCGGCCACGGGTGACTGGCTGCTGGCATCGGGCATTGACGTCAACTCCGGTACGGCGAAGAAGTTCAACTCCGTTCCGAAGGCCAAGGACATCAAGTGGGAGAACCATCGCTGGCAGATGGGCAAGCCCACCAAGGCGCCGGAGCCCCCCACGCCGCCCGTCTTCTCAACGCGCACGGCTCCGGTCGAGCCCGTTGCTCCGGCGGGCGCAGCCGCACCCCCGATGCAGAAGCCGATTGCGCCGAGGGCTGGCGCGCTCCCTGACCCTGCGTTCTACCCGGAGGTCAATGGCCGCAGGCGTCTCTGGAACATCGGCTTCCGACCCGACGAGGAAGTCGCGTGGGGCCTCCGGCGTGACGTCAATACGGGCCGCTGGGTCATCGACCGTGATCCCACGATCAGCCATACCGTGGACGCCGTCCCCGGGCATCAGCCGTTCAGCGACACGACCCGGAACGTGCTGGGCATGATCGTCGGCAAGAGCAAGGCCGAGCGCCTGAACGGACCCGTTGACTCCTTGGAGGCGTTCCTCAACACGCAGCGTGATGTCGTCACTGGCCGTCGGATGGTGATGAACATTGAGAAGCGGTACGAGCGAATTGCAATGGAGGCTGGCATTCCCGGCCCGATTGCCAAGGAAATCTTCGCGAGCGCGCGTGAGGTTGCACAGCTCGACCGGACGACCGTCCGGGGCCTGAACCCCGGGAACGTGTGGGACGCAGTCCACAAGATCATCCCTCGTGATCTTGTGCTGAAGGACGGCTCCACCATGAACATCCACATCATCATGGACCACCTGTTGAAGGCGGCCGAGGGTGACCTTCGGATCATTGGGGTCACGTCGAACCTGAGCCAGCGTATGCGCAACCAGCTTCGCAAGATGGGGGACGGGTCGAACTTCGCAGGCCAGTTGACCGTGACCATGTACAACCGGCTCCGGTACTCGTTCAACCCCATGTTCGTCATGCAGCGCATCACCGACGCCCCCTACTACAAAATCCTGTACGGCGTCACGCCGGTCGGCAAGGAGGCGGGCGCCGAACTGCGCACCATCACCGACAACCTCGCCCGTTCTGGCTTGGCCCGTGACTTCAGCATGGACATGCCCGAGTACGCCACGCGCTCCAACTTCACGGCCGGGATCAAGTCCGCCATGCAGCAGGCGGGTCTGAAGGACAACAGGCTTCAGGCGATCCTTGAAGCCCCCGACGTGCTTATCGCCAACAACATGACGGACATGCTTCACGCCCGTCTGGGCGACATGGTCCGTGGTGCGCTCGACAACCTTGCCTCCGCCGCCGAGAAGGACCCCGCGCTGAAGGCCGAGATGCTGAAGGCCGGTGACGTCCTGACGAACTCGTTCGAGGACTGGCGTCGGGTCTATTCCAATGCGGCAGGCCGTAGGCTCAATGACAATGAGGTCGGCCTCCGGTACATTCAGGACCAGCTCAACGCGTGGCGCCGTCACGCCGTCCGAGCAGATGGGACCATCGACATGAAGCAGCTCATCCACGAGGGGGAGCGCTTCCTGCCGAACGACATCGGCGAGATTGCCTCGATCCGGCCGGACGATCTGGCTATCCAGTTGGGCTATCCCGACTCCGCCACCCTGCGCAGGGACATCACCGGGCACATCGAGAAGGTCAACGGCGAGTTCATCTTGGTCAAGGGTGAGCATGACGTCCCGTGGCTGGTGGAGCAGCTTCGCACGCAGTTCAGCGCGCACCCGGACTATGTCCGACGGGTGGAAGCCTATTACTCCGAGACGTGGGACGACTTCTGGCACCGGCTCTCGATGGGCACTGACGCTGGCGGGCTGGACATCTCGACCCACTACGCCAAGGAGGCGCAGACCGTGATCGCGCGCGAGGCCCTGTCGCGTGGCATGGACCCGTGGGAGTACCTGTCGGGCGTCATGGCGTCGAACATTGGGGCCAAGAGCCTCGACACCCACATGGGCCAGCTCATCGGGTTCCTGAAGACCGGCAAGTCCCAGCAGCCGCTCGAAGAGTGGACCAAGCTGTTCCGGGCGCACCTCGACGTGTCTGCTCAGGAGACCCTGATGCGGGAGTTCGAGGCTGCCACTGGCAAGGTGTCCCCCGCAGTCATGCCCGCAGAGTTCTCCTTCGTCACCCCGCCTTCTGCCCCCGGCAGGGCTGCGCGCCCGCCGGTTGCGAAGGTGCCGGATGTCTTCACGCATGAGGCTGGCTACGTGTACCGGGTCGAGACTCCGGCCGCCATGGAGTCTGGCCTGCCGACCAACCTTGGCGTCACCACCGGCACCCCCACGGCGTTCTACGAGGGCAAGGACGCGACCAAGAGGGCGATCTTCCGCATGAAGGACGACGGGACGCTCGCCACCGGCCGTCACGGAGCGGGCGGAGCTGACCGCATGACCACGCACGCCACGCCGCCTGAGCAGATTGAAATGCTGGGGGCTGACGGAAAGTGGCATCCCCTCGCGGCCGACCCGTACGACAACTTCTTCGCGAACAGCTTCCCCCAGATGGTGAAGGACCGCATCCTGTCCGGCAAGGCGCACCCGAACCCCGAGGTCGAGGGCTACATGCAGGCGCTGTCGAAGTGGGTCATGGAGACCCTTGGGCCCAAGCTGGCGAAGAACACGAGGTCCGATCTGCGCCGCCTCGTGGAGGCCGTGCCAACGTCGCAGGCTGTCAATTACAATCGCTCCCACGGGCTGGTGGTCTCGCTGCTGAAGAACAAGATCGAGGATGCGCAGCAGGACATCTTCCGGCTGGCCGAGATGCAGACCCAGCGGACCGTGCTGGAGCGCTCCCTGAACCACCCGCTGTTCGGGCTCTACCCGGCGAGCTACATGTGGGGCAAGGTGCTGCCGGAGACGGTGAAGTTCCTCGCCAAGAACCCGTACGCTGCGACCTACGCCATCGCCGATGTCCAGCGTGCAATTGCAATCCAGCGTGAGTACGATCCCGATTATGAGAAGATCATGGCTGGCGTTGACGCCTCGTCCAGCGCATTCCTCGCCGACTACCTCACCCCGGGCCTCCCGTGGTCTGACCATCAGGCGCGCATGAGCCCCATGTGGCGCGACATCATCGGTGGCAAGGACATCGGCTCGATCTGGAAGGACGAACTGGCAACGATCAGTCCGCAGCGCTGGGTGGCGCAGGTCATCAACAGCATGAACGAGGTGCCCGATGCCATCGATGCCATGAGCCCGAAGACTCCGGCTGCGGTGAGCCCCCTCGCGAACCTCGCCAGTGGCGCTGGCCCGTCCGCGCAAGACGAAACCCCCGGTGACGCCGGGCAGCAGATCACCGGCCCTACCAAGGCGTCGGCGCTGGCTCCCATCCTTCAGGATGACCTGAGCCGGTTGTCATCCATTCTCTTGCAAGGCCAGTCGGCCGAGCAGTAGGCGCTGAGCATTGCAATGCTTGGCAGAAAGGTGTACGGTTATCTCCGCATGAGCAACACGAACGACGGTACGGCCCTAGAGGGCTCCCCCGACGTGACGGGCACGGAAACGTCCCCCGACCAGACGGGCACCCCGACGGTGGACCCGATTGCCCTCGCGCGGAAGCGACAGGCAGGAGCAGAGGCAGCTCGTCAGAAGGCCGAAGAGGAGCGCAATGGCGCTCTGAAGGAACTCGAAGCGTACCGCTCGAAGGAGCGATCCGCCGAGGATGTGAACCTCGCTGACAACGCCAAACTTCAGGAGAAGCTGGCACTCGCCGAGCGTCGCGCCGAAGAGGCCGAGGCCAAGGCACAGGCCCGCATTCTCGATGTGCTGTACCCCGCAGCCCGCAAGGAACTCCCCGAGGTCACGGACGAGGTCCGTCTCGCGAAGTTCGAGGCGCTGCTGTCGGACACGGACATCGTTCCGAGCCAGCCACAGAACCCGAACGAAAGCAATCGAGTCGCCAGCGGCGACCCCACGTACAAGCCGAAGGAAGAGTCGTCCAAGGACATCGAGGCCCGGTTGAAGGCGATGGGGAGACCCGACTGGCTCTAGACCCCGGCTACGCCGGAGAAGGAACTAGCCCACCATGGGAACCGTAGTCAGTACCGCGACCACGAACTACAGCCAGACGGTTGTGGCTCTGGTCAACAAGAAGCTGGAGGAGCTGCTTCGGGCACCGCTGCCCCACCTTCTTCCCGGCAACTTCCGTGAGGCGTCGTTCGTCAAGGGGACGAACAACACCATGCGGTTCATCAACATCCCCGACCTGTCCGTCGTGGCCGGTACGCCGGACCACTCCGGCCCGACCGCCCCGTGGCTGAAGGAAGGCGTGGCGCCCACGTCCGAGGACATGTCCATCGGATACGAGGAGTTCAGTGCCGATCAGGCTGGCCGCGTCATCAAGCTGACCGACCTTGGCCTGATGGAGTCGCCGTTCGACCTTCTGTCCATCGCGGCCGACCGCATCGCGCGCAACGCTCTCGCCACCGCCGACAAGCGCGTGGCCGAGGTTCTGAGCGCGGGTGCACAGGTCATGTACGCGGGTGGCGCCACGTCCCGTGCGACCATTCCTGCGAACTCGGCCCTCACGGGCGCCATCGTGAAGCTCGCCGTCGCCCGCCTGAAGGCGGCTGCGGTGCCGACGTTCTCCGACGGCACCTACCGCGCCATCGTCCATCCCGGATCGACCTTCGATCTGGAGAGCGACACGGCCGTCGGCGGCTGGATCGATGCCCAGCGCTACGCAGGGTCGGCCCAGCTCTTCTCCGGCGAGGTCGGGCGCTACGCAGGCGTCCGGTTCATCGAGTCCCCCGCAGCCGTCTCCTACGCGGCGGTCCTTGGGCCGCTCGTCACCAACGTCGGCGCTGCGGCCATCGCTGCGACCGACAACGTCACCATCACGGCGCCGACCACCCTTGTCGCGGGCAACCGCGTCAAGATTGCCACCATCACTGGTGGCGCTGGCCTGACGGCGGCCAGCACCTACTACATCGTCCAGCCGACCTCGAACCTCGTGTTCAAGCTCAGCGCGACGCTGAACGGTGCGCCCATCGACATCACGACGGACACCACTGTCCTGACGATGAACGTCGTGAATGACGTGCTCAACGCGGTCATCTTCGGCCCGGAGGCGTACGCCTTCGGTGACTGGGGCTCCATCCAGACCTACCTCACCCAGCCGGGTGGGACCACGGACCCTCTGCACCAGCTCACTCAGATTGGCT